CCAATTACTTTCTTTTGTAATCAATGTGTTAAAGCATTGGAATTCTTTGTAGTTCACAATCCTTGAATGTGCATAAAGCTTCAATGAATCAATCGATGGTTTAACTTCTTTTGTTGCGTTAGCCGGTGTTGTGCCAACAAGACATAGCACGGCCAAAACCATCAAACATCGGCCGCGAGCTATCCGGCTCACCGGCTCGCTACCTCGTGTAGATGGTAACGATGCTGTCAAATACCGAGCGTAATCTTGGGCGATTCCAACAGGTTTCGCACACCTGTGGACAAAGCTTGTGGATAACTTCATAGATGCAACCTGTCCTCACAACGCTTGCAAAACCATACGACCAAGCCATCATCACGATCGTATTCGTTCACCATGGTGTCATTGTCGCAATCGCTGCAATTCATGACCCCACCAAATCCGCTGAAACTATAAATGTGCTTCATGATTTACCCCATCCCGTGCCTTTGAATACAGCTGCTACATCACTCCAAATGCGTGTCATTGGAATTGCACAAACCATGCAATTGCCAGCATCAACATCGCCATCAGCATCGATGGATCGATAAATCGTTGCATTGGTGCCGCATTGATCGCATTTGAATTCATAAGTTGCCATCGGATAATTCTCCAATCCTGTCATCATCAACCAGCTTGATGCCAAATGTGCCACATCCCATGCATTGTGCAAACCACTCATGAGCAGTTAATTCAGCACCTTTTTTAAGGCCATGGCGTTGCTTTGGCTTGCCGTAAAGCTTCTTGCAAATTGAACAATCAAATTGCAGGATGTGCATAATTGCTCCTTTGCAATGTCTCAATTGGTTGTAGGTTGATTTGTGGCACGCTCCAATTGTTTTGTGATGCGTTTCGATAGCGTGGTTTCTTGCACACGGCTACCGGAATCCAGCCAACGATGTGCATTTTTGGTGAGTTGCCTGTTACCAATACGGCAATGTCTCGGTCATGTCGATCTGATTCCTGGATCCATAAATTTGAGTGTGGATTGCTTGACCATTTCACCTCGATGTGATCACCCACATCGGCTTTGTCTTTATCCCATGTCATGCCCGGTGTGTAGTCGTATCCCAAAGCTTTGGCAACAACCCACTCAGACACCATGGATTCAGCGTTTTGGGCCACATACTCAAACCATGATAGATCGCGCACGATGCGTGTGCTGTGATCAGCGTTGCGATCCTTGCAATGATCGATGGCCGCAAGCATGCATTGAATTTCCTCCATGCGTGTGATCATCGGCAATCACCACAGAACCAAATGATTTTTTCGGTTGAGTCATAGCCTTTTTGAAATCCGAATTTGTCGAATTTGCGTAGCTGTGAGCATTTGTCGCATTGCTCAATTTTGTATTCCTCAACGACTTCGCCTTCAAAGTAGAGCCGGGCCGTCATCGATTGTGGATTAAGAATCTCAATAAAGTCGCTCATACCTGTGGCTCCCATTTTCCGTTTGACCGCAATACATACCAAAACGGCTTACATTGTGTTTCTTTGTTGCGCTCAATACAGAAATAACCTCCCCATGATTTTGGTGCGCCATCGTGTGATTGTTTCCAAACCCGTTCCCCATGAGTGCATGTTTGTTTGGCTTCGATTGACCAGCTCTGTTCCTCTGATGATCCAAATGATGGCGTGCCGGATAACTCAGCTTCAGACGATGTTTTGTAACTGGGCACATCACCATGCTTTGTTGTCCAATAGTCATAATCAGCTGCCGGTGTTTCAGTCTTAACCAATGCCATGACTTCTTTGGTGGCTTTTTCCGTGCCACCCATGACCAACGCCATGACACGCATCAAAGCTGATGTGACAGTATCCTCAACAAACCAGCGTTTCATATTGGCGTTATAGGCAGCCTGATAGCCGTACGCGAAATCGATGCCGGCCGGCTCAATCTCCGTTTGATTACGCCATGCCGCTGCACGGACAAGGATTGATCCTTTTTCTGGATCAAAATTGACAATTGTGGCCTCAAGTCGGCCTTCTGGATAAGTCTTGATCCAGCGATCTGTGCGTTCTTTGTTGCCTTCATAGTTATCCAAGAATCCCATTATTTGGCCGCCTGATCTAGCTGTGAGATGTGACGAGATACGGCTCGGCCTCTTGTATAACCTTGTCGCTGGCCTTCCTTAAATCCGACCGCATAGCTCATGACAGCCCAAAAGGCTCCAGCGATGATCATAAAGATCACAATCGATAATTCGTTCATTGTATTGCTCCCGATTCGGGAACTACTGTGCTTCGCTCCCAAATAAAGAGTGACAGGATCAGCCGACAAATTCAACAATCACGCTCAAATTGTGGCGTGTCGCTACTTCATAAGCTTGATGTAAAGTGCATCAAGACGAGCTTCAATGCGATTGACTTGATCCTTCAAGCTGCTGCCGCCATTGGGTGTTAGCTCTCGCATGACAGCTTTGATCATAAAGCGCATTGCTGAATAGACAGCGGCAAGGATCGAAAGGACAAGACCTCCCACCGCTGCCCACTCATTTGGTGTCATTTCCCCGATGAGCCAAACGCATGATCAGCTGGATTAAGCCATCTTAAAATCACGGGAACCAAAGCGGCCACGCCACCCATTGCCATTTGCTCCAAAGAACCTCCAGCCATGTATACGGCCAAAGCTGCGGCAATGTATGACCGCGCCCATGATGCTGCAATTGCTTTTGCTTGCTCCATTATTTTTCTCCTTTTGGTCGATCCGGTAAATCACCGGAAAATGGCTCATAAACTGGTCGGCCGTAGCCGATAACAAATGAGCGTGCTCCCAAAGCTCTTGATTTGACCATGACTTCACCACCATTGCGCTGATCGCCACCGCCTGATGTGTTGCCTTCAATTGTCACAATCTGTTTTTCAGATGCACGGATTACCAAGCCAATGTGATTGATCGTCTCTTTGTCATCAATAATAAAATCAAAGAAAACAAAATCACCGATCTTTGGTGTGGTGTGCCATTGTTTGTTTTTCTTGAACGCCTCGGCACCAGCTTTGGTGCTGACCACATTTGGCACCTTGACACCGGCTTGATGAGCACACCAATTGAGAAACGAGCCACACCATGGCAGCTTGTCGGCTTTCATAAATTTGCCGTACTTTGTCTCATTGTTGCCTGTTTCAGCTGTGCCAACCTCAGCGAGCGCAACCTCAATTAAACGCGGCAATGTGCCTTGTGGAAAATTACTCATCGCCCGGCAAAAGTGGTGTGGATTGTGCCGCTTCTGGATTCAGATAGCGTTGATAATCGGCATTTGTAGGATCGTTTGGAATAATTGAAATAATGCCGTCGTTATCCATCAAAACACATCCATTGTCTTGCAAAGTGTAAATAATCATTTTACAATTCTCCGTTCGCAACATAATGAAAGACAAAGCCACCTTGTGCGGCTGTAATAAGTCCACCCGATGAGTTTTGAACAGTAAATTGGCTATCAGCAATCAAGTTCGTGGAACCACTTCCAGCGGCTAAATCCGTACCTGCGCCATCTGATACGCGCCCAGTTTGACTTGTGGTAAAAGAATAAATAGTCAAAGTTGGTGAAGTTCGCATAACGACAGGCAATTTCACGGTTACTAGATAATTTGTGTTCGCTGCGGTTGCAGTTGTTGAAGCAAAAACTAATCCGTTTGCTGTGCCGTTTGTTGCTGGCGCAGTTCCTTGTGCGTAAGACTTTTGGAAGTAACGCTGACAAGCGGCTAATTCTCCTTGGATTGTTCCTGCATTGCGCTGAAACCCAGTAGCCACCGCGCTGCGCTCTAATTGAACACCGGTAACTTCAAAGCCATCTCCAACCGCTAAACCACCTGATGGATTTTGTATGAAATAAGCTCCAACAGTTTTTGCCGTTGATGGCACACCGACAGTCAAAGTGCAGAAAGTCCAATCAGTTGATGCGGTGCCAAAAAGTGTTGTAAATGTCGTTGTGCCCACCAATGTGTTAATTTTTGTATTGGCCGTTGTGTTGTATCCAATAGCTGCCGTAATCGATTTGCTCTTAGCCGTGTTGGCGGTTGCCCGTGCCCAAAAAGACAATGTGGCTGTAACCCCAGCAAAACGAATACTATCTTTTGTCTCCAAAGTTTGTTGAACAGTAATAAAAGGATTTGCCGCACTTTGGTTTACATATTGACCATAAGCATCAAAAGATGTTGGAGGATTGTTTCCACCTGCAACAGTTTTTAATGCATAATCAAGATTTCCACCACGAGTCACATACCATCGATCTGCGGTGTATGTATTATCGGCTGCAATTCCTGTGATGGTTGCGCCTCTTTGTGACACATCAAAAGCTGAATTGATCAAGCCATTTTTTGCACCTGCGGTGTTGGGTATGTAACGCAAACCTGTCGATTCTGTTGAATCGGCCACCAACATATTTCCGTCGCTACCAACGGCCAAGCGAGCTGGTACATCGCTGGCACTAGCTGCAATCAGATCGCCTTTTGCATCGACAATTGTGTTTTGGATTGCGTTGGCATCATCCGATGTGACCCATTTGAAATCCATGTCTGTATTGCTGTTTTTGGCCAACACTTGATCCGTTGTGCCACCTTTGAGATCAACGAGCGATGCATCTACGCCATCGCCAAGAGCCTCAATTGCTGTTGCGCCATCTTTGACCAAATCGGTGCTTGTTGGCACCGGCCAGCCAAAATTGGGAGTTGTAGTTGCCATTTATGCCACCGATCCGATCGCGTTTTCCCATGTAAGTGTTGGGTTGATTGTATTCCAAGACTCCAAAGCAGACACTTGATTCCATCGGAGT